TCTTTCTATTGTTTTCTTTTCTCTGTACTCGCTTAAACGCGTACCTTCTGGTGCGTCCATTGCTTCATGTAGTTCCCAACCGTCTTTTACTCTTTTAGAAACCATTCCGGGTGTTATACCGTGACTTTCAATTAATTCCATTTCAAATTTACTGAACCTATAAGGTTTATCGTGTATCCTTACAATTCTTGCTGTTTTCGCCATTTATTCCACCTCTACATTTACATTTCTAATTTTTAAATTGTCATACTCTAGTAATTTGTCTGGATTCTTATATAAGTAATCTGCCAGCGTTTCTTTTTCATCATCCACATCATCAAAATGCTGATATTTAACTTCTGTAGGTATCCTTATATCAATCGTTGCGTTTATATATGCTTGTTGTTGCATTAGATCACTTCATTTCTCTTTTTCTTTTACGTCTGACTTTCACTAAGTCCTCATATACCATCCATTCTTGACCTGTGTATTTAGGCGCTTTACATATCCACGTTAAATTCACATCTCTATACTGATATCTGAATATCTTCGCTTTGATGTTGGCAACTTCAGTCGCCTTACCTTTAACGTCTATAACTTCAACCAGTTTCCCTTCCTTCCACAAAGAGAAATCGGCTATATACGTAATCGGTCTTTGTTTCCCGAATTTAGGTTGTAATTCAAATTTCGGTTGTATTTCGATACGATCATAGTTAGTGCCATTCATATTACTTTCTAAATATTGGTAATATTCGCACTCTACTTTGCTATCAAATACAATTCCTTTGTACTCAACTTTCTTAGCGTTGTATTTACTCACTGTGCCACCTCTAAATATCAAATATCGTTGCTTGTAATCCTAGCTCTTGCTCATATAGAAGCCCGTGAGCACCTTTGAAGCGTTTTAGGTCACTATCAGTCATAATTTTCTTTTCGTCGCTGAAATGGGCTCCTGAGAGCGAATAAACTTCATTTACGTTGTCTTTATACTTGATGACCTTAATATCTTCTGTGCCATCTTCTCGGTATAAGTAATATTTTTCTTTCGGCATTTTTTAACACTCCTTAATATTCGACGATAGCAGGGCGTGTGTGACGTTCTGCAAGTTTTTGGATAAATAGGTCATATAACTTATTTTCGTCGCCCTGTGCCTCGTCTATGAGTTTCTGAGCGTACATATCTGAACACTCAAGTTTAATTTTCAAAAATTCTTTGGTTACCATGCGTCTCGCTCCCTGAAATCGTCTCCGATTACTCTTACTTTTCTTGCATTGTGTTTCATTCTTGAATTGATACGTTGCCAATTCATATTTTGATTTAGTTCTTTATCACTAAAGTTAGTTGTAAAAATGTTGTTTTTACCTACTCTGTTATCAACAATGCTAAAAAGTTTATTTAAAGTGTGTTCTGTGTTTTCTACACCCATATCATCTAGTACAAGTAAATCAATATCACTTAGCAATCTGACTAACTCGTCTGTAGTTTCTTCTGCGTTTTTGTTGTATGTCGCTTTGATACGATCCATCAACATTGGTATGTGCATAAAAGCAACCGTATGCCCTTTAGCTTTAACTGCTTTTGCGATAGCGTATGCTAGGTGGCTTTTACCAGTTCCGTATGAACCTTGCAATATTAATGATTTTGGCTCTTTTGTAGAGAAGCCTTGAACGTACTCTATTGCTGTTTGTTTAGCTTGTACTTGTTTTTCATTTTGTGGCTTATAGTTGTTAACTGTTGCATCTCTTAGAGACGGATTAACATTTGATTGATTGAAAATATAATCAAGTTTCTTTTGTTTATTCCTTTTGTATTCTTCATAAGCCAATCTTTGAATTTCACATTCGCAACCGTCTTTGTATTCATATCCATTTTCAAACTTATATAAGTCATATTGATGCCCGCATTTATCGCAATTCTGTCTTAGTATTACTTCGATTGGTTGATATTTTTTTAAACTTTTGTTTATTTTTTCGTCAAATAATGGTTTCATAACTTCCTCCTAGTCCCAATAACTTTCGTCGTACTTCATACGTTCTAATTGATCCGTGCCAGTTGGTTGTATTTTTTGATTGAGGTACCCCTCAAATTTATTGCCAAAAAGTGTTTCTGGTCTAAGGTATTTATCGCTATCCGTGTTTAACCATTCAGCTGTTTTGATATCAATCACCTTTTTAAAATCCTCCAACCTAAAATCTTGATTCCATCTTGCTTTAATAAAATCTTTTGTTTTAGCTGTATTATGTTTAAAATGCTTTCCTGCTTTTTTATTTAAGTATTCGATAATTTCTTTATAGGGAATGGAAGACACCGTCGGGTTGCCCGACAATATACTTCCTTCATTATTAGTATTGTTATTATTAGTTAAATCATTATTAGTACTATTATTATTAGTAGTACGCCCTTTTCGGTTTTCCGTTTTTCCGTTTTCCGAAAACCCGTTTGCCGATAATCCGTTTTCCGAAAATGGCATTTCGGTTGGTTTTTCGTAAACTAAGTATTCAAAACCTTTAAACACACCGTTTTCAGCTCTTTTTTGTATTCTGTGAACATATTTATTATCCATAAGTTCTTGAACGCCACTATTGATTGATTTTTGTCCATCATTCATATGTTTAACTACTTCTGACGTGTATATTTGCCAATTGTCAGGACGACTCAGGAAATACAATAATATCCCTTTAGCTTTAGCACTTAAATTACTATCGAACACAAAAGATTTATGCACAGTTACAAAATCGCCACTTTCTTTTATCGTTCTAAATGTTGCCATTTTTTTATCTCCTTTCTGTTATAATTAATAAAAATATGATTAGGAGTGAATAACTTGAAAAAATGTTTCATTGCTTGCCCTATAGGTACTGATGATTCTAAAGTAAGAAGAAACTCTGATTTTCTTTTACAATCCATCATAAAACCTGCTTTAGAATCAGATTTTGAAATCCAACGATCTGACCTTATATCATCGACCAATAAAATCACTGATGAAATAATTGGTGGATTAACGAATTCTGAATTAGTTATTGTAGATTTGAGTACGCATAACCCGAACGTATTTTATGAATTAGGTTACAGACACGCTCTAGAGAGACCAACAATTACTATGATTAACAAAGATGAGAATATCCCTTTTGATGTTAGCGCTTACCGTACAATTTACTACAGCGAATTATACGCGGATGTAGTAAATGCCAAAGACCAACTTAAAGAAACTATCAAAACATTTACAGATAATGATTTCAATTTTGAAAATCCAGTCAATAAGTATAATAATATCGATAATGAATACGGTGTTTTAAATAGACATTTGTTAGATATAAAAAGCGATTTATCCGAATTAAAAGAGTTTCTACCTTCAGTGACCAAACAAGACCCTGATATTCCCGCTGATTCTATGGTAAGAATGATGGAACTTGCCGTTCAGTATCCGGATCAATTTGAAAGATTGATGGAATTGCAAAACAAAAACAGTCAATAACCCTTTCCTTTTAAGAAGCCCTCTAGATATTTAATTCGGGCTTCTTTTTCACGCAATTGTTTTTGTTGATATTTTATATAGTTAATAGCAAAGCGTATTAATATTTTGTTCATTTCTCTTTCTCTCCTTTCAGCATTTTATTGAGCCTCTCATCAACTTTTAGCCATGAGTCATGCAAGTGATATTTATCATCAAACGACTTAACGCCAATCGCATGTTGCTCGTTGTGATGTTCGCGACATAACGCTAATACATGTTTGTCATAGTGATTCATCTTGTTTCTGTTCATGCCTCTACCGACTGCTTCATAATGCGCTAGGTCAGCATGAGGCTTTCCACAAATTACACAGTTGCGGTTGATTGTAGCCCAATATAATAACGCTTTATCTTCGCTTAACAACTTACTCGTTTCTACACTCATAGGTATTTGATGATGAAACATAAACGCTATAATCAGTTCTATTAACTCCCTTGCAACTTTCATAGAACAGTCGCGCAGACTGATTTCTTCATAACCTTTCATAATTTCCAATTCTGTTTGTAATAATTTTCTAGTTGATTCCACCGGTTCTCCCCAGTGAAGTTCTATATCTCTACACATTGCGAATATTTTTTTGCGTTGTTCGATAGACAACTTTTTATTGTCCGGAACCTCTACTTCTGCTTTTAGCGAGTATCCGTTTTCTAGTAAATCAATGTGACTTTGTTCAAGTTCAACACCAGTAGCAACGACGGAATAAGTGCCGTCATTGTCTTTCTGGTATCTTGTAATGTATTGCATTTAAACCACGCCTTAAAATGCTAAATCTTGGTCGTCATATCCAAATTGGCCACTGCTTTCAAATGGATTGCTTTGTTGAGACATTGATGTTTGTTGTTGTGCCCCGTTATTTTCTTCAGCTTTTTGCTTATCTGTCTTTGGAATAGGTTTGTTAACAACATCATCGCCCTTTTTGTAAGGTTTAATAAATGAAAAATCCGTAAAATACTTGCCTTCATCTTTATTGAATTTCCATTTCAATACCAAGTGACAAAACTTACCAATAAGATCATTGGTATCAAAATCTAAGCTAGGAAGATTTAACTTAATACCTAATCGAGTAACTAATTCAATCAATTGTTTTTCTTGGAAATCATATTTATACGGCGGTACAAATTGATTATGTTTATATTGTTTTCCTTCATCATTCTCAAATACGATTGTGAAATATCTATTTTCTCCATCATTGAATTCAATATTTTTAACTTTCACTGTGAATTCTCCAGCTTGAAACCCTGCTGAGCCGTTATAAAACTTTTCTTGATTTGTTTCTTTAGTAAATTGCGCTTGTCCTGTGATTTTCATAATTAAATACCGTCCTTTTTAGTTTTTTATTAGTTTCCGTTTTGTGCCATATCTATAATTTTTGAAATTGAAGCATTTTTAATACCTGGATTATTGATTGTTATTTGCGGATTATGCCTAACTTTAGTTGTATATAAATTAGAAGGTTCTACAGAAAACACATAATCGTGTGTCGCATTTCCGTTCTCATCTGTATGATCTTCTATAAATGTGTGTCCTATAATGTCGAACTGAGTTACTAAGTTGTTGTGTATTGCCGGTTGTACTTCAATTGATATTCTAGGGTTAATAATTTTTCCGTTCTCATCTTTATCTTCTGAGTTAAGCCCTTCATGTCCTGTAAGCACAACGTGAAATCCGAGCTTATCTTTAACCTTTAATAGGTGCCTAATCGAGTTAACAATTAATTTAGATGTTTCCCCATAATCTTGAATTCTTGCTTTTTTGACTTGGTGCGTGTTCATCACATGAGTCAGCGTTATATCTCTTAACTTTTGTGCTGTTTCAATTACAACCACATCAAGTAACTTTCCTCTTTGTCTAGCTGTATTTACAATCGATTCAATACTCGCAATTGTGTTTCTAAAAGCAATGTAATTGTCGACCCTCTTCACAAAACCTTGCCGCGTTACTTGAGTACCATCTTCGTGAATATCGATAATAAAAGCGTTGTTTTCTCTAGTGGCTAAAGTCGTCTTTCCGGTTCCTGATTTGCCATATACCATAATTGAATAATAGTTCTGAGTATCTTCGTTAATTTCTTCAATACCTAGTTCTTGTAAAATGTCTTGTTCCTCACTCATCACTTAATCACCAAACTTTCCGTTACCTTTAATTCAGCACCCGGAATATCTTTGCCAGCTTTCAAATCATCGATTAGTTGCTTAGAATTAAGCTTTGGCGCTTGTGATAGCCAATAATCCTTTGGAATAAGTTTTTCATCGATAATATTTTTACTAGCCCCGTTTTTGCGCTTGTAAATATGATTAGTAGCTGTGCGGTAACTATCTACTTCCTGTGTTTCTAACATCTCTTTTAAGTAATCTCTTAAACGATCAGTTAAATTTTGTTTTTGTTTTTTTAAATTTTGAAGTCTCTTAATTTCTTTATCTATGACATCTATGTCACCTAAAGTTTCACGTCTCCAATTGACAATGTTGTCTACTTTGACGTTCATTTCTGCTTTGATAGAATCTAATGTATCTTTTAGTAATGTTGGATCTAATTCATCTTGATTAGACATCTCTTTAAATGCTTCTGATAGCTCATATAGATTAGCCATTAGTTAATCCCCCTCTACCATTTCATGACTAAGTTAATTAGTCTGTCCTGTTCATCTGTGTTCTCTTCAATCCATTCATCTATCGCTTGGTTGAATAAGTCTGATGCCATATCTAAGTCATTCTCATCTACGACATAAGCATGTTTAATTGGTACGTTGTTCATATCTTTAACTTGTATTGATATGCCCATATGACCTTTTAAAATGAATAGCTTAAAATCGAATCCGTTAACATGAATATTTTTGCGTATGATATCGCCTATTTCGTAATACATCTTGACTTCCTCCGTTTTTCGTTTTATATTTAACTTGAAATTTTTCTTAAGTGCTTGATACTGTTACTTGTTGGCGCAAGTAGCAGTTTTTTTATTCTCCATAAAAGTATTCCTTATAAAATATGAATGTCGCTATACTTGCGAATCCCGCGATTGACCATGCTGTAGTGAAGTACAGCAATGGCATAAGCACAATTGCTAAGACTGTGAAGCATAGTATTGCTACTAGGTAGCTTTTATAAATGTTACTCATTTGATAACTCCCTCCTGCCTTAATACTTCGTGAATAATTCCGAGTTCGTACATTTTGTTAAACCAATAAGTCGCCATTTCTTCACTCATTTTTAGTTCCTCCTACAATTCGTTTTCGAATTTCATTTCAATTTGCTTGATTCTGTATAACGTAGCTTGTGACGGGAACCAATTAGCAATCATTTCAATTACATCGTCGAAATGTTTTTGTCTTACGTTCGTTCTTGAACTCGCACCAGTCATCTTTTTCACTTCTGAATTAATATCCCTGAATAATTCGCTACGTTGTTTTTGGTTTGTTATCGCATGTAGTCTTTGTATATGAGCTACTCTTTGATTGATTGTTCTAGTTAAGAAATTGTAATCTCCCGCATCCAGTTTTTGATTTTCTTTCAAATCAATAACATCATCTTTTACGTTTTTAATTTCTTGTTTTGTTTCTTCTGTAGCTTCAAACATTAATCTCAATGCTTGCATTGGGTCGCTAGGTACTTGGTAAGCACCAGTTTTTCTTAATGTTGGTAAAACTTCCGAAGTTACCCAACGTTTAAACCGCTTCGCATTTTCTAATTTGCTAGAAAAGATTAAACTGTATAATCCTGATTCGTTGATGATCGTTACATTTCTGTTTTGACCTGCCGTCGCGATTTGCGACGTCAGCTTATCTTCTGCATCAACATGTTTTGACAAAGCATCTCGTCCGTTTGCGTATCCTAAAATGTCAGCAACATCTTTTCCTATAAAATATGGTTCTCCGTCAACCTCTAATGTTCTTACTGGTAATTCTTCAAAATTAAATGTTTGTAATGCTTGCATAATGTTTATGCTCCTTTCGTGTATAATGTTGTTATCAACCTAAGGAGGTGATAAGTATGAAAGCTTGTTTATATCTTTCTAACGATAAATTTGTTGAAATCGATAATTTAGAAAAAGTGATAAAGTCAGGTCATCGCGGAACTGTTGAAATATCAAAAGAAAAAATTAAAAGTTCCTTGTTCACTAATGGCTCATATACTTTTGTTGGAGACAAAATAGTAGCTATCGCTTCAGCTAAAATCGAATTCATAGAATTTATCGATTAATCTCTTTAAGCAACTCTGCAACTGCTCGCAACAGTTCAGGGTTGTTTCTTGTTTCTAAATTACTGTTTGCATGTTTTAGTAAATTAAGTTTTAATTTACTTTTTTCTTTCGCGATTCTAAATTTTTGTAACATTTGTTGTTCCTCCTTTATTCGAAATCATCGATGGTTAATTCTGAAACTCTCTTTTCATAGATATATAAATAATAATTTTTGATATCTCTGTAAAATTTTGCTGCTAGGTTGTATTCACTTTCACTCAAATCTGAATTAAGCGTCACTCCAAAAATCGATAATGTTAATTTTCTAATATGATCATGAACATCTTGTACATAAGCTTTTTGATGAATTGATTCGAAGCCATGCTGATACTTTTTTAGTGGAATCGGATGATTAAGCTTCCTCAATCTTCCTAGTGACAAATCTTTTGCGAAATTGAGTTTTTTATTGATTTCTTCTAAATCGTCATTATTGATTCTTACTTTACTGAAAATTGCACCTGAACTGATTGGTTTCTCGCCTTTTATAGCATTTCTAACTTCTTTCGCTATAATTTCTTTCAACTCTTCTTTGGTTAACGTGATTTGTTCCATAGTGTCCTCCTTTTAAGATGTTATTTCGTTTTTGTGCATTTTTGGAACTCGCTCAATAAAAAAATATTCTGGAAATAGTTCTTGTATAGGTGTTTCGAGTGCCTTAGAAAAAATCATCGCTTCATCTAAATTAATAGGAATCTCTCCGCGTTCTCTTTTTCCGTATTGTTGACCCGAAACACCAATCAAACTCCCCATAAAGTCTTGGTTCTTTTTCGCCGCTTTTCTAAAGCTATATAAATCTTTGTGCATTTTTGGAACACCTCCTGAAAACAATACTACACCTGATGTTCCAAAATTGCAAGTGCTTTTTACATATTTTTTTGCCTCTACACATATTTTTATGTTTTTGTTGCATTTTTGGAACTGTAGGCATATAATGAAGTTATTAGTTAGATAATATGTTTAAAGGAGATAAAAATATGAGTTCATTTTCTTCGAATCTAGAACGTCTGATGAACAAAAGAGATATGAGTGATAGTGAATTAGCAGAATTAGTAGATGTAAATAGAACAACAGTCACAAGATGGAGAAAGGGAATTAGAAGTCCAAAACTAGATAAATTACCTGAAATAGCTAACGTTTTTGGAGTTAAACCCTTAGATTTAATACATGATATGGATGATTCGAAAATTATTGAAGAAATTCATAACGTGTCATCTCAACTCACGCCTCCAAGACAAAGCAATGTACTAAAATATGCGACTAATCAATTAGAAGAGCAAAATAATGACAGTGATGATAATCTGGTAGATTTCAATTCTTACATTCAAGAAAAATCCGAAGTGGATATATATGGTTGTGCGTCTGCTGGTATTGGTGAAAGATTATATAACGAACCTATTTCAAAAGAATTCGTAAGAGGTTATGTCCCCGCACATGATATAGCTTTAAAAGTAAATGGAGACTCAATGGAGCCGTTATTTAAAAATGGACAAATTATATTCATTGAAAAATCTCACACTATCAAAGATGGACAAATAGGCGTCTTTATTATAAATGGAGATGCTTACGTAAAGAAGGTTTATGTAGAAGATAACAGATTAACGTTGGTTTCTTTAAATAAAAAGTATAAAGATTTACATTTTTATGATAATGAAAGTGTGAGGTTAGTTGGAAAAGTTATTTTATAGGAGGTAGTAAAATGAATTTAAAAGAAGTTGACATTAACATTGAAGAGTGGGAAATGGTTGAAATCCCCTTTTATACAGAAGAAGAACTGACTTATAGGTTGAATAATGGTTTACCTATAACTAAAAGTGAACTTGAAGAACAGGAGTCGAAAAAATGAGTACTTATAAAGAAATTGAACACTTACACATCAATACTGGTGGTAAAGAGCTTACTCAAGAACAAATAGAAGAAGCCAAAGCTTTTATAGACAGTCAAGGATTTAAAGATATGATTCGAGAAGCTAAAGAGTCACGTCAAAGAGTTATGGAGTCTAAAATTACCGATAGAACTAAAATGTGATTAATAGCGCCTATATGGTGTTTTAATATAAAAAGTAAACAAAGGAGAAATTAAAATGAAAAGATTATTAGGTTTACTATTAGCAAGTACGTTGGTGTTAGGTGCATGTGGTAGTAACGACGGCGATAAGAAAGAGGAAAGTAAAAAAACAGAAACAAAGAAAGAGAACAAAGATAAAAAGAAAGAAACTAAAGAAAAAGCAGAAGCGAAAAAAGAAAATGCTAATCAAAACGATAACAATAATCAAGTAAACAACGAGAACAACACAAACGTTAACAACGATCAACAAACCAATAACACATCTAAGCAACAGGTACAGAAGGATCTTCCAGCTACCAATAATGGACAACAAGCACAACCACGCGACCCAAACGAACCTAGTTACGAAGAATATTTAAATGCTAAAAGAGCCACTGAAGAAATGGAAAATAATCCGGACAAAAACCAACATGCTGGAGGTGGTCCAGGAATGTCGTTAACACACCCTAATCAATCATATGATAGTTTTAGAAAAGAAGTAGGAAAAGCAAGAAGTGAAGCAATAGTTGTTCAACAATAAAATTTCGGGTAGCCCGCCTACCCTTATTATTTTTTGCCAATTTTGAGGAGGGAGCACATGAAAGTAGCAATTTACACTAGAGTTTCAAGCGCTGAACAGGCAAATGAAGGGTATTCTATACACGAACAAAAAAGAAAGTTAATTTCATTTTGTGAAGTTAACGACTGGAATCGATACGAAGTATTTTCAGACCCGGGCGTTTCTGGAGGTTCAATGAAAAGGCCATCATTACAAAAGTTGTTTGATAGATTAGAAGAATTCGATTTAGTACTAGTATACAAATTGGATAGATTAACACGTAATGTTAGAGATTTACTGGAAATGTTAGAAGTTTTCGAAAAAAACAATATAGCTTTTAAAAGCGCAACTGAGGTATTTGACACAAATTCCGCTATAGGCAAGTTATTTATAACAATGGTTGGTGCAATGGCAGAGTGGGAGCGTGAGACAATACGAGAGCGTTCTTTAATGGGTAGTCACGCTGCGATTAGAAGTGGTAAATATATTAGGGCTCGGCCATTTTGTTACGATTTAATAGACGATAAATTAAAACCTAATCAACACGCTAAATATATTCGTTTCATGGTAGATAAGTTAATGATTGGTAAGAGTGCGAGTGAAGTTGTTAGGCAGTTAGAAAGCAAGAAGAAGCCACCTGGTATAACGAAATGGAATAGAAAAATGATTCTTAATTGGATAAAAAATCCAGTTATGCGTGGCCATACTAAATTTGGAGACTTATTAATAGAGAACACTCACGAACCAATTATAAGCGAAGATGAATATTTAAAACTGATTGATATTATCGAAAAACGTACTTATAAAACTAAATCGAAACACAAAGCTATATTTAGAGGTGTTTTGGAATGTCCGCGATGCCAAAGCAAATTACACCTATCTAGATCTATAAAGAAATACGATAACGGTAAAACTCGTGAAGTTAGACGTTATTCATGTGACAAATGTCATAGGGACAACACAGTTAAAAATATATCATTTAACGAAAGTGAAATAGAAAGACAGTTTATAAACACCTTACTCAAAAAAGGAACGGATAATTTTAAAATAAGTGTACCTAAAAAGAAAAGCTACGATATTGAAGATAACAAGGTAAAGATAAATGAACAAAGAGCAAATTATACACGGTCTTGGTCATTAGGATATATCAAAGACGAAGAATATTTTATGTTAATGGACGAAACAGAAAACTTATTAAAAGATATTGAAGAAAAAGCGAAATCACATACCGATGAAAAATTAAATGAAGAACAAATAAGAACAGTTAAAAACTTATTGATTAAAGGTTTTAAAATAGCAACACTTGAAGATAAAGAGGATTTAATTACAAGTAGTGTTGATGTAATTAAATTCGAATTTATACCTAAAGAGTTTAACAAAAATAAGACTCTCAACACAGTTAAAATCAATGAGATACAGTTTAAATTTTGA